CTTAATTTTTGCATAGTCTTTTTAATATCGGCTTCGCGAGATCCTTCTTCAAGATTTTTACGCAAATCACTAAATGATAGAGATTCCATGTAGTCTTTTGCTTTCAATTTGACGCCGTGTTGCTTACGCAATTCGTCAGCCGCAATTTGTGACAAGAACTTGACCTTGGCTTTGGCCAGATCCATCTGCATGTCTTTGTCTAGACCCGCAATCATACCTTTTGCTTTCTTATAAGCGGGCCCGCTAGGATCAACACGATCAATTGTGGAGTAATTCTTCTTTAACAATGCAATCTGTCGACTGTCCAGCCCTTCTAACAGATCGAGATTAAGTTCTATATTTTCATTTTCCCAAATTTGCACAATTTTGTTCCCCCATTGATCTTTTTTACCTAATTCCCTAACAGCTTTGCGTGGATATTTCTTCACAGCGTCGTCGAAATCATCCACAACCCCCATCCATCTTGAAGCATGTTTCCTGTTCTTGTACGGTTTAACTAAATGTGGTCTTACTATTTTACCGCCCAAAGGTTTAGAACTGTCCGGATTTAGATTTGCTTGATAATCCCCAAGTGCACTCACGGCTTCCTTTACGACAGAGTTCATTGTCACTGCCATGTCACCCTGCGCCATTGTAACTTTGCCCTGTCTGTTATAGAGATATGATGCTTGTGCAACTGGATTGGCAACGTTTTTTAGCGCAATCTTTTCGAGATTGTACTTTGCTGATTTGCTCTTGGACTTGACAACATATGTGTTTTCGTTGCCTTTCTTGATAGAAGAATCAAAGTTAATCTTAATCTTGTCACCTTTCTTCAATGACTTGAACATTTCGTCAGAAATAGGCAGTTTCATTTCAGTAATCTCGGTTTCTTCTGGAACACAGTTGGGCACTTCTTTACCATTCTTTTTCTTCATCCCAACCTGTTTATAACCATCCCAGCAGGGATCGTCTTTACGCTTGTCATCTTTCTTTTTCTTGGCTTCTTCAATTTTCATAGCACCCTCTATTGTCCAAACTGCTTTGCTGGTTCCTTCAGTAGATTTATCCACATTTACTTTCTTACCCAAAAACTTTAAAAGTTCTATGACTTTCTTCAGGTTTCCTTTTTCAATATGCTGAGACGCAATATGTTTTGTTGCTGGTTTAACGTCTCGTTGTCTTATTCTCAACGATTCTTTAATATCATCTTTCATTACAATATTTCCGGTAAGTGTGTCATTAATGATGATATAACACCAGCACCAACCAACCACATAATCTTGGTCATTACTGATATACGTTCTCGCAGAGAGATAACAATCCCATCGATATCATCCATTTTACCCGACATTCTATTAAGTCGTTCGTGCCCTTCGGCGCGTCTCACCTCAAGGTCTGTAATTTTTTCTTCTACTCTTGCTAATGCTACAATAGCATCCGACATTTTATCCAACTTGTCTTCAATCCGTTGAAGCCTATCGTCTGTATGCTGGTCCATTTACATCTACCTCTTAGTTATCTACTTTAGCACTAGCGCGCCATTGGTAACAAGACCAATAATTTGCTTTCCATTTAGGGCCAGGATTGTCGCAACCGTGTCTTGCCCTGAATGATTTTCTCCTTTCGGGATCATCCCGTTTAATTTCCATATTCGGATCGCCAAAAGTAACTTTTACAACATTACCCTTGTCGTTCTTTACATACACACCAAACTTTTTGTTCGAACCAGAGGGCAACCTAAAAGGATTATTTAGTTCTACCTTCTTACCCTGATACTCAGATTCGGTTATAACTAATTCTTCTTGTACAGATTCGCACTGACAATCAATCATCTCTTCTAGGTGTTGCCTAAATGTTTTCATCGTTATTCCTTATCAAATATGCCAGAAAATTCATCATCGATCTCTTCATGAATCTTCTTAATTCTTTGTGTGTTGATATCATTCAACGCATTTAAAACAGAATCCATATCATACTTCATAGTGGCAATATCGGGGTTTTGCCCAGGCGTAGCTCTAGCATAAGCGATAAAAGCATCGTCGGTACCATACTCTAAAACTTTTTCTTGCAAATCTTCATCCACACTACCATCCGCGATAAAACTATTCACACGAGCAAATCCGAGTTGTTGTGGAGTTTTAAATCGCTGATTTTCGTATGAATCTAATCCACGGTTATACACTTCCAATACAATATCAAATGGCATATTAGCCCGTTCGGCTTTCTTTACCAAACTAGAATATTCCTCAAAAAATCCATCAAGTTCTTCGATCTCTTCTTCCGAGAACGACTCCTTACCAGCGCGCAACATAGCAGAAATCATTTCAGACTCGGAATATTCCTCTTCGTCGTCATCCTCATCATCCTCATCATCTTCTTCTTCGGTGTAGTATTCGAGATAGTCTCTAACCGTAGAAATATAGTCTGACGCTAAAGTGATTTTAGAAAGAATCCACTCATCAGGCTCTTCATCCATATCAGACATAATTTCAAGGATTGATAACGCATCTTCCGAGATTTCGTACAGTTGAGCTTCTGCCATCCGTAACCCATCGGTATTTGGATCATCGTAATCTTCTACAAACAAAGAACCAAAATCCAAATCCAAATCTTCTGATTTAGTTCCTCTTTTTCTTTCGATTTCTTTTCTTCGGAATTGTGGAGTTAAACGTGCGGCAACCCGACTGACGAATTTCTTCATCTTTTCTGTGCGTCTATCCACAGTCATTTTCTGTGCGGGTGACAACTTTCCGTAGGATTTTCCGCCAGCATAACGCTTCTTGAGCATCATTCTTGCTCCGCGTCTGGCTCTTTTAGAAATGCGCGCTCGGTCTGCAAATCGTCGCATAACCAACTGGCGTTGTCTTTTAATTCTAGTTTTTCTTCTGCGCAACTGCATTCCGCGTTTTCGGCGCTGCTGCATAGACAGAACTTCTGTTTGCATATCTTCCATTGGAGTTTACCTTAGTCTTATCCCACCGCAGGTTTGCCTTAGCCTTACTGCAGTTATATGTGTATTTATGATTATTTAACTTTTGACATTCCCATTCCAGCCCTCAAGTCGTCGAACAACTTTTTGGTGTCTGTGGCAGACATGCTGACAGAAACACCTTTCTTAAATGTGTCAAAGTCACCCTTAGAGACATTCGCTCTTTGCTTAGAAGCAGACATTCCCTCAACCCCTTCTGCGTCAGGGTCTCTATCCCCCGCAGATACAACATTGATCTGTTTAAAGTCATAAAATCCGTGGCGGGCCTTTACACCATTATACTTATTTAACAGTGTTTCAAATTCAGATATTCTATCAGCACCAACAACCATCGTGACTTTATCAAATCCTTTGGCATGTAGTGAACCGGCAATATCAAAAACGTTTTTGACTTTCTTATCCAGAATAATATTTTTAGAGTGTTTTGGGAACATCTTACGAACGTGCTTGATTTTCTGATCGTATGTCAGAGGATTTTTCTTAGGATCCTGCGAATGTGACAGATATACAAAAAACGGATTTCTGCCCGCTTTTCTGGCAAGCACGTCAACAAGTTTACCGTGTCCAACGGTGGGTGGGTTCATTCTTCCAAATGTAAAGAATGCTTCCTTACCTTGTTGCTCATTAATAAACTGTTTGAACGAGTACATTTACTTTTGCCATCCTTTTACTATGTCAGGTGAGAAGTTGTTGTATGAAAACTCCATACGGTCAACAAGTTTTACTGCCGATCCGCTAAGTTTATCAACCGCAACAAATCCTTCAGCACCAGTTACTTTGTAACCCTTATTAGTTCTAACGAACGTGTCAATAGATTGAAGCTCGTTCAACTTATTTATTAGTCTAAGTTTAGCATCAACAATTAGCTTCTGCAACTCGAACATTTTTACTAGACTAGATTTATTCTCTTCGGAAAAAAACTCAAGCAACTCATCAAGTTTTGCTTGCTGGGCACTCTTACCCTTTGCGGTCTTTCTAGCATCAATTTCTTTTTGGTATTTATCTCTAATCCAACCAATCAACTTTTCTGTATGTTCTTTTGTGTCTCCGATAATTGATCCGGCTCTGACATAGGTGTTGTTGAAGGTTTCGATGTGCTGTGCGAGATGTTGGTTCGCCTCCAGTGTTCGTAATGTCGTTCCACTGATTGAGTTAAAAAGTACTCCAATTTTTGATAAAATTGCGTTAACATCTGAAGTCTCCTTCTTTGTCATAGTTGCTTTCGTAACATCAGTCAAAATCGCATCTTGTGACCATACAGCTAAGGATTTTCTAAACTGCGAAACATTCACACCATATGTCGCTCGCATCGACATAAAGTCTTTTCCTGTATATGTGGTGTGCCACACAATCCCTATCTTAGCAGCACGAACTGCACTAGCTTGTTCTATAGGAACTGCATAAACAATTGTGTTGGGGTGGAAGGTTGCATACTTTTCACCAGCGATAGTTTTGACTTTTACATCGCCAGGACCAAACAAAAAATCTCCCTGAACGACACCTTTGATGCCAAGTTTAGGGAGATGCTTTAAAGCTTCTTTCAGTTTAGCGGCAAGATCACCAGAAGTATCTGCGTCAATATCAGCCGGAGTTTTATACACTTTAGGATTTTTATTGAATATACCCTTCTTAGCAACAAAGAATTTCTTGTCACTAGGATCTATACCAGCAAAAATAGCAGGGGCCCCGTCCCATTTGACCGAGACGGATCCGCCGTGCCCCGACAGCATATTCCGCATATCACGCAGAGCAAAGATTGCTTCTCGGGTACCATTTACACCACCGTAGAGAACCTTGTCCTCAATGTGGGTCATGTGAGTGTTCTTCTGTTCCGACAAAAAATTTGAAAAAGTTTTCATTTATTTTCCTAAACTACAACCCTTATTTATAATTAGGAAAACTTCAGTTGCGACCAATCCCTTTCTTGAGTCGCTCGTGTACCAAAATCAGAACGATCGAATATAGGTTTATCGTCATTCACATGACCACTATCAACAATGTCGTTTTGTGCCGATTGCTCAACATCATACAGTCTCATTTTGGATTTATCAACACCAATAACAAACCTCTTATATGTATCAGGGCTATTATACCTGTTTTTCAACTGCTTGACCATAATCTGATTTAGGTCTGTCAACTCTTCGGTTGCGATTAATGCTACCATAAAGTCTGCGGTTGCAGGAAGACCAAATGATTCGCTGGTATCAGTCAAATCCACATCCGAGTTCGCAAAACCACCACGAGTAGTTTGTGTTGCGGATACAATAGGAACATCATATTCGACAGCCATTCCTCGTAATTCCTCTGCAATACTCTTAATCAAGGTGTAAGAGTTAACAGTAGCACTTGCTCTCATTCTAGAAGATGAGCATATATTGAGATAATCAATATAAATGATATCAGGCTTGAATTGTTTCTTAAGTTTTACATCATTGATCAAATGTTTAAAATGAGAAACATTTGCCGATGCTGTTGGATACTCTTTGACAATCAGTTTACCCTTAGTCTTGCTCTTGATTTTCGATATTTTATTCATGTACTCATCTTTAGATAACTGGTGAAGATAGTCTAAAGGTGTGTTCATCAAGTTGGCATCAATTCGTTCCGCAATCTTTTCCTCACTCATTTCCAGAGTTATATACAAAACATTTTTACCCTGCGTCAGATTTGCCGCTGCAAAGTGACACATAGCAAGTGACTTACCAACGCCAGTGCCAGCAAGAATGATATTCAGAGTTTTGTTGGGCAATCCATTCTTCGTGATT